TCGTACAATCGTATTACATTTTCGTACATTACAAGCGTGTGTCACAAAGCAGTCATGAATAGTTGCTAAGTCAAAGTCAACCTCATTAGCTACTTGATGTACAATACAAGCGTCTAAGCTGTGGATAAAATTAGCAGTCACTGCGTTGCCTTGTCCCTTCGGATCAATCTTATTATCTAATTCATCTGCTTGTATATTAACACTTAAATTCTGGAACACAGACTGCACATCTATCTTCTTATATCTACGGTAGCTTTGTACCACTTTAAATCCAGTAGGTGTTGTCCAAGTAACAGCGGAGTCGTAGCCTAAAGCTCGTACACTTTCCCTTAAAAAGTTCATCACTTTATTTACTGGACGACATACTTTGTTAGCTAATCGGTTGACGATCTTACTGATCCATATAACAGAGGTAAGCATCTCTCCGGTACTTGTCCACGGATGATTAACTCCTATGCTTTTGAATAAATCCTGTACAAGATTGTAGTGGGTAGCACCGTACGGTCTGTTCATCACTGCTAACTTAGCTAACTTACGAGTGAATCCATACTGCATCCAACTCTGTGCCAATGTACCACCGTCTTTCTTTAGCTCATCGTACACCATATCACTAAACTCTGTGTACATGTCATTAGCTTGGTCCTCTTCCACCAGGTTGCACATCCGTGCCGTGTCCTTATCCCGTAATAACAACGATAGTATCTGCATACCATTGTTACTACAATCTTGACGGACAGGTAGATAACTAACATATCCGTATCCCTCCTCTCTGTACTTCTTAAACTCTAAACAGAAGCGTAAAAAACAGAACGGATCACTAGCTTCCGTCCACCAATCTGTACCGTGTGGATCATTCGCTGCTTCAAGAATAAAGTTCTGCCTCTTACCTACCCACTCAAGTCTCTCCTCCCGTGTACCCTTTACTCCCCACATGTTCGCACCGTGGACAAGTACCGCTTCCAAGTCCTCTTCATCCACCACTTGTTGACCATTCTTAAAGTCTAACAAACTCTTAGATAGATCAGAACCTTGTGGATGTAAGTAGTACGGAATAGCGTACACTCTGCCCCGGTAATCACAACGATACGGAAAGTACAACTTGTCCCAACTGCGATATATCTTCGCCATGTGTAGAATCCTACAAGTCTGATACCGCTTGCTGTTATTAGCATCGTTCGCTTGTTTGATGTCCTTTTGTTTTAACTTCCAAGCTCTTAGCTCGTGCGGACAATCACCCGTGTACCTCGGTTGCTCAGGAATCGTTCCAAAGTTAGGAATATTTCCAACCACACGCTCGTTATCCCAGCACTTCAACACAATGTCCAGCATATCCGTGTTGATCTGCCACTCCACCTGTTGCAATTTGTTACAAGCACTCATAGCGTGGCTGTAACTCTTTTCGTAATCCTCAAACCACTCGACAGGTTTACCAGTAATGAACTTTTGTGGAGGCATGTGCTTGACGCTGTACCCCCCGCCAACTAACCCGTACCAATCAATAGGTCGGTCAGGTAATGCCATCTTAAAGACACGAGTAGTCTCCTTCCACGCATCAAACCGCTGTATCCAATCCTTAAATTGTGAGGTAGGTAAGACTATGCGTTCTGGTTTGTAACTTTTCTGACCACCCGTATTAAATCCGATCTCCCACAACCCTGTCTCCAATCGTATCTCTTCCAACAACCAAGCACCCAGAGCTGTCTTACACTTACTATCCCACAGCGTGAACCGCTCCTCCTCGTACTGATAGAACTGCTTCAGCTTCATTGCTTTTGACCGATCATCCAACGCTAACAGATCAAGCTTGTTTGGATGCATAGTCTCTAACGCTTTGTCCCACCTCGCTTGGTTCTCAAATGCTTTGCCTATCTTGTAAGCCATTCTACCAACAGGTAAGTTATAATGTAAGTGGTCAAGAAATGTCTGCAACGCTGTGGCAGCTACCTGGTACGGACACATATCTAAAATGAAGGTAAGAAACAAAGGTGTTGTGTGGTTGGTACTACCTCCAAATGTGTACATAAAATCTTCTACCTTCTTACCTAGCTTCGGAGCCATAGACCGCAACATACGCTTACTTGCGTCCGTCTTACTACACTCTCCCTCTGCCCGTAGCTTGGCTTGGCGGTTACGATATTGAGCACGACCCCACTCCCTCATTCTCCAAACATGACCACTCATAGATTTTCAAACCAATCAAAGTTACCTTTTGGCTTCATCCTTGGTTTATTAGAACGAATAGCAATCAGCCTACCATCTTCAGTTCTTTTGTATGTGCCATCTTTGTTCCGTTCGAACCCGTAAATCTCCGTCATCATCCAGAACTGCTGGAACCCATCGTTAATAGCTTTGTGATCGATGGAGCTGTAATCTAGATCGTGGCGAGCACACCCTTGTACTAAGTGTCTTTCTGGGTACATCTAAGTAAATCGGTTCGTATTATATCAGCCTCAGCGATAGTGTTAATCGAACGCAGTTCGTTATCACGCTGTGATCGTTCACGATTAACATCCCAGAAAATACCTGATTCTTTCTTCGTCCTCAATCCCGCATTCCCATCTAAGATATTCTTCTTTGTCCTTGGGTTCGCTAATATCTTCAAGATTTCCCAGTATTTCTTCTTCTTTTCTTTGTTCTTCTTCGCATTCATTGTAATATTTTTCGTAAGGTTCAAATAACCATGTGTCGTAGCTACTCATTCTCTAATTTCTCCAAGTGTTCCTTGTATAGTTCTAAGGACACATAAAGGTCAAGCCACTTTGAATCCAAACTTCGGTTCATATCGTTATTAAAAATGTGGAACATCAACTCTTCAGTCATGTCTATTGGGTCAAGTAAGGTTTCAGTTTTCATAGGTCATCATATAGCCAAGCCAGGAATAACAATCCGATAATTAGGAAACATCCAAAGCCTAGCATTGTCATCATTGTATTGGGTTGTCGGTTGTTTGTCGGATAATTCCTTCAATCGTACTTGGTTGCCTCGATAACAACTCTTGTTGAAGCTCCAATAATCTATCACGGACACGTAAGCTAGTAGGTAATTGTTCCTGTAGCTTTAAGTAGTGATCGATCAAAGTCTGGATAGATATATCGTCGAGCGTTTCAAGGTGTTCTGGATTAGTTGTCATATTGATGTTGTTCGCAGTGGTCTCCTTCATTCTCACGGAGTTGTAAGGTAGCGTCACAAGTCTTGCAAGTCTTAACAGGTCTATTTCTGTAATATTGCTTAAGCTTGGCTTTGATATCTTCCATCATGTGCTCTTTGCTGTGTGCTTCGCCACTGATCGGTAACTCCCTACAACCCCAAGCAATAAAGACCATAGCGGAGCTGTGAGAATCGATCCGGTAATAGAAGGTTAGGTTCTGGTAGATAAATGAAACGCTCATAGTTTAAATATTATGTAGCCTGTCTGCTTGTTTATTTTGTAGTAAAGCTCTTTTAAAAACTCGCAGGTGTACTCATCTAAATAACTAGCCTCGTTTTCAAAGTCGGATTCCATCCAAGCATTCAAAAGATGTAAACTCATCAAAAGCTCGTGTTCAAGATTAGAGCCACTGCCATAAAGGACATTGAAAATATCTTCATAAATGTATTCATCAATATCTTGGACTAAATAACAAGGTTTGTATTGTTCTATTTTCATTATTCGCTGTGGTATTCCATACAGGTGAGTTCAAGGTCATCAATGGACAACAAGGCAAGCTTGTCGTACACTTTTTGCGGGCAATCTGTCCAAGTATCCTTTGCAATCATCCATCCAAGTTCTAACAGGTAAGGAATAAGGTGTTTATGTGTGATATGTGTATTCATGCTTTTAATTAATTACTGATTTAGTTAGTTCACCACCTATTTGAATGTCTTCCCGAATGTCCGATTCATCATCATCCAGATGCCACCTTGAAACAATGTTTTCGCCCTCTATGGAATCGTCAAAGTAATAAACATAGTTGCCGATTGTGATGTAAAGAGTGTTGTCGCTAGGTTGTTGAATTTTCATGTCGCTTAAGAGTTAAGAGGAAAGAATGATAAGTAGTAACAACCACCATGAGCCAAAGATGCCAAAGATGATGAAGGCGAGGTCAATGAGGTTTGATTTCATGGTGATTAGTTTGATTCAATTGTTTTAAGTATTTCTAAGCCCTCTATAAAAGCCCATAGCTGATCATATAAAGCTTGTTTGGTCTTTCCTGACATTACCCTTCGTTCACCCCTATCAGTTGCAACATACCAGACTTGTGGAGTTTTAAAGAGACCAAAGGTTTTTTGAGGGATTAATTTATTGATACGATCAATCGCACCATCAAGGTCTTTTTGTGTTATTCTCATGTGTTTTGTTTTTTTAGTGTTTTGAGTAAGATACATTTGCAATTGATTTATCCCAACATGCCCGACATTCAAGACATTTGTTTCCTTGCTTTGATGATGGACAAGTGAAATCGGATGAAGTCACAACGGATGAAGTTTGCACTCCTAATCTCTTTGCAAGTTTGGATGGTGGAGCAAAGTCTACTTTATGGGCAGACAGCCTAACAATTAAGTTGTCAGGCAAAGCTCCGTATTGATCGATATAATCCTCTACAATCTTATATTCTCGTGTAGGCAACCAGTGTTTTGTCTCAGGAGTAAGTTTGCAAACTTGAACTATTTTGTGAAGATGATCAATTGATTGAATATCGCCCGAATCATGCCAACGAAAATAATCCTTTGATTGATTGCTAATAAGTAGAGCCATAGAATTAACCCATCTTACATCTGATAAGGATTGATAGCGTTTCTCAAGTGCCGATTGCACATTGCCAAATCGATACATCCCTTTTAATGCATAGCATCCCTCGCAAACGGATCCTTTGACCTTTGCAAGTCTAGAACCGACATTACAACGGCTCGCAGGTATTGAATAGGCTCTACCCGGCATTTTAGAGGGATTTGATAGACCGCCAGTAATGGAATTTGCTTCTTTGATTTTCATTTCGTTTATTTATTAGTAGGTTAATAGATAGTTCAAGTGCACTCTTGCCACACTTTACGGACACACACAAACAAATATTTTACGAATAGGTACGCTATTAGGTGAGCTGATAAACATCATTAGTAAGTGTTAAGCATACTGGCACAAAAAAACCCCGCCCGATTAAAGGCGAGGTTAAATTGTTGAACGTTAAGCAGCTATTGTGTTTTTGTACATGGTGGAAGATATTTGCTTATCTAGATCACTGAGTACATCAACAATATCAACTTTTTTAGATTCAATGGGAGCGTTAGATTTGATGATATCACTGAGCTTTTGTTCCAAATCATTAGATGATCTAGTTTCCAGTTTGAGGTTAATCTCGTGGATCATGGCGTGGATTTCATCAAGTCTATTAGCTATCATTTTGAGATCTGTGTTATTCATATCGTTATTTGTTTTATTTGTTTATTAAGAAGCAGTTATTGAGACCGCGTTGAGAAAGTGATCAGCACCCGTTACTTAGCAGTAAAAGTGCCAATTGTAACGGATGCTGAATAAACAAGATTTAACGATATCCTTTTGCAATCATATCCATTGCATCACTGAATTTAGGAGCTTTCCGTCCGACTGCTTTATAATCGTTTTGGATGCGTTCCCAAATCCTTGATACTTGAACATCTGCTGGAATCTTTGCTTCACCCGGTATCCTTGTGCGATTGTAGAGATCAGTAAGATCAGCATCGCGTTCAGGAGTGTGCAGCAAGTGAATCAATTGGATTTCTGAGTCTTCATTCATAGCATTATTTGTTTTTTATTTGTTTATTAGAGAGCAGTCATCAGTGTGACTGCGTTGAGAAAGAACGATGCCTATATATTGCAAGATTCACGCCAAACCGCTTTTACTGATTATCAACGACTTATGAAAATAGAGGTGTGACAAAATGTCTCAAAAGTGTGACAAAGGTGTGACATAATGGCACAGTTGGTAAGAACTTCGAAAAAATCGAAAAAATACAAAGACGCAAAAGCAAAGACAATCTGTCGATTTGCGAAAAAAACTAAGCCAAAACCTACCAGGTGCGTCATCAATTAGACATAATGTATATTGTGTGAAGTTTTGCAGTTGCTATAAACTACTGATAACAAGCTATTTAGGCCGTGATGCAATGTGTTTGCGTTTAGATATACCCCGTACCCGTGACAAAAAACAGGGGGTACCCCGGGGTAAATGGACACGCATATAGCGTATATTAGCCCCTCAGATTTTTCTGCCGAATCTTTTTAGGACTTATCTGTATACTCCTCTAAACAAGCCCTCACAGCTATTTCTATATAGTCGTTATCCGATGCGTATTCTTTACCGATCTTAACCAGACCGTCGTAGAGTTCCTTGGGTATGTCTAGCTCTAGCTTTGTTATCTGTTCTTTAGATTCAGAGATAACAGATATGTTAGAAGTGGAAATCTGTGTCTTCTTCATCGTCCTCTACTAGCTCGTCTATATCGCCTTCGTCTAGCATTTCTAATGCGTTATCAGCTTCAGCTGTAAAGATAACATCATCTGTTTCAGTTAACACAGACAGTTTAGCGAAGTCCAGGCATCCAGCTATTGTGTAGTCGTTTAGATCGTACTCTCGTT